TAAGTTTCTTCGACAATTTTTTACCTCATAGCTGCTGTATGTTTCCATACAGATTAGACTATATCAAACACTGGTGTTTTCCAGTGTCCCCCTATTTCCCACTCCCTTGAGTGGTACGGGATGTCTCCCTAGTCGTTACACGTTCCCTTGTAAGGGCTTCGCTCGGTATTGTCTTAGCCTCGTCCATGAGCCTTAGAGTTTCACCGAATTAAGGGGGTTTCGAATGTAGATCACTCTACATAAGCGCAGTACCTAAGAATATTAAGCAATATTAACGCGAGCGGTAACGATTGCCTCTGCTCTCAGGATTTTACGACCATACATGTGCATACCACGGACAATATCCGCGAAGCTGTCTGGATCACGGTAGCTCTCAACTTTGTTGATCTGCTCCGCGCATGCGACAGCCGACTTGTGACCAGCAACAACAACACCGTAGTTGGTGCCCTGTGCAGCGGTACCAGAAGTTCCAGCGCCCGTACCAATAACTGGCAGGTTGTTAGAAGTGTAGATTTTGAAGCCACGAATCATGCCTTCACCTACGCGACCATTGCGAAGAAGATTCTCGCTAGAGGAAACGTAGTCATGGTTGACAAGCTTAGACTGCTCATCACCCAACACTTCAAGGAACACCGGATCAACAATGACCCAACGATCTTCCTGTGGAACAAACTGCTGATCCAGAAGACGCTTCATGCGGTTCAGAACCTGCAACGGCGAAGCAAAGTTCGACGTGTTAGCAGTCGGGTTAGCACCAAGCGGGATGGAGTCCCCAGCGCTTGCAGCAGTCGTACCGAAATTGTTGGAGAAATCGGTGCGGTCAAGCTGCATGGTAGCCAACAGACCCTGACCATTCGTGGTGCTGATTGGCGAGGTGCCGGATGCATCAGCAGAAGTAGCCGTGGTGTTAGCGTTGCTGTGCAGAGCCGACTGAGTGTAGCCAGTAAGGTAACCAAGAACGTCTTGGTCATACTGGTCTTTCAGGCGGTAGCCAGCGCGAGAAGTCGCGAGGTCTTCCCAGTTGTGATGAGCATGCTTCTCTTCGATGTCGTCAATCTTGAAGGCAAAGTAGTTTGCCTGATCCACAACCATCGTGAAGTCTTCATCATCGAGGTCTTGAGCGGTGATTTGAGTACCGCGAGAGTAAGCTGAAACCGAAATTTCAGGCTCTTTGATGATACGGACGGAATCACCCATGTTGGAGATTTCACCGTAGTAGTCGTTGTTGCAAATGTCCTGACAAACAGAAGATTTGCGAAACGCGAGTTGGGCCTTTCTAGAATAGATAACAGGACTGAAATTCCCGTTAGGAAGGTTGCCCCAACCTGCTGCTGCGCGGAAAGCCATGATTTAAGTTCCTCTGAATAGCCTTTCCAAGGCGGCAGAGCTAACTCTATTCGAGGCCACAAATTACTTAATGCGGTGTCCTTTCGGGGCGCTGTTGAATCGGTGGGTATTCGTTGTTAGCAATAATATTAATGGTTCCACATGTCTACATTGGGTATCCAGAATATGGGGCCAATTTGTGAAATGTGGTAATGACAGAGTACTATCCCCGTCATTACCTATAGTTGTACCACATTTTTCACCATTTGTCAAGTAAAAAACGCATTACAAGTGAATTTTTTTTATTCTGTCGGTCGATGCCCGCTAATATCATACAGGAATTGACCGTCCCTAATAGCCTGAGTAATGTCAGCTTGGTTCTCTTCGTACCATTCAGCAGAATTGCGCTCAATCATGCTTTCAGAGTACTTGAACTTGCGCTTCGGCTTAGGTTCGCCTTTGTCGGTGCGTTTCATTGGTGCATCTGCAACTTCCTCGGCAGGTGACTTTTCTTTTTTCGCCTTGGGTTTGCTAGACGAGACACCTGTCTCCAATTTGTACATGTTGATGACATCAATGATTGCATCAGCATCAGGGTTCTTACCCTCTTTAATAATGCTTTGTACAAATTGAGATTTACCACTCAGCCATGAAGCCCATTTAGGGTCTTCTTTGATCTCGCCCATGTCGGGGTGAGCTTTCATGATTCGAGATACAACACTTTGACGCCTGATGTTTTCATCAATTTCGTCAACTTTCTTCAACTTTTTCTCAATGGTTGGTTCAATAGTAGACAACTCATTGCGAACATAAGTCTTCAGAATTTTGGCAAAGTCTGGATAGGTCTCAGCGAATTGGGCAATGTCTTCAGGGGAGGACATGCCTTTCATCATTTCTGCTTGTTGCGCTGCGCCCTCCAAGCTTTCAAGGCGCTCTGCTAGTTCTGCAAGGCGCTTGTCCCGCTCGTTGATTTGCTCTTGGGACCATCGGCGTAAGTCACCGTGGCGTTTTTTCCAATCATGTCCATCACTTTCTTCTCGTGATTTCTTCGTGCTTTCTCCTGATTCTTCCTCCACATCTGATTCTGTCTCCTCAACCATGATTTGGTCTTCATCTGTGGCCTCCTCATCGCTATCGTCATCAAGGTCAGGTGCAAATGCTTCATCTGCCATTTTAGCATCATCCGCACGAGCGCTCTTGTGCGCCGCTTCAAGCTCTGCAATTTCTTTCTCAAGGTCTTCTGTATTCTGTCGTGTTGACACAAAGTCTCCACTCTTCATTACCGCAACTTTCTCAGCCATGTTAACTCCTGTGGTCTGGGGGCCGTTTCGGGTAGCCCAGCAAAGCCCATGCCTACACTTGGCAGACATGGGTATTCAATGTTATTTCTTGTAGTTGGCTACTGCTGGTGGGACGACTAGACCGCCCTGTTTGTACCCCATACCTTCTGCACCAGCAACTCCTTCAGCAGAACCAGCCCCAGCAGAACCAGCGGCTCCCATACCACCCTGACTACTTTCTGCTTGGGATGTATCACTATCTTTTCCAATATTCTCGGCAGCGCTAGCAAAACCAGAACCGTCATTTGGGTCTGTATCATCATCGTCAGAAAGTTCTCCGGGTTTTGACTCATCAGCAGGACCCCCCCAGCCTACATCAGTTTGCTCAAATCCAGCATCTTCCATAGACAAGTCAGGCAACCCTAGAGGAACCCCCATAGACCTTGCTATTCTGCTAATTAATGCCTTAGAAGTAGGTATACTACTGAGAGCCGTTTTTGCCCCTGCTACTTGACCATGCTTACCAACTAATCCTTTGTCGTTAGCTTGATTTGATACATGTTCTTTTTGAGCATCAGTCAAATCATGTTTATCTAAATTACCTAGATTAAATCCGTTAACTGCCATGTCTACCGCAGTTGCCGCAGGGATGTCACCATAATCCATCGTGTCAGGATTGTCATGGTCCCCCATACCTCCCTGATTCTTCATGTTAGCAATGGCAACATCATAGTCCGTATTCGTCCCTACCATTTTACCGTCCTCAGTCTCACCGGGACGCAAATCTGCTGCCTTCTTACCCTCAACCTCATCTTCCTTCTCGGGTTGCGTGTTGCGGCGAACTGTGTAATCATAAAAGTTAGGGTTGATATGTGGGCCGGGATAGCCACCCCAAGCCTGTGGACCAAGCTGATACGGGTAGAACTGATATGGGCCGGGATTCTGGTAAGGATTGTATCCTTGCGGGTAGGTCACCTGACCCCCATTGGCATAATTGCCCACTTGCGGCCCTGCATGATATGCCTGATTACCTGCTCGTTGGGCATGTGCCATTTGAGGACCAGCAACAAAACCGCCATTTGCCATAGGTAGTCTTTGGGGTTGACCCTGCTGCGCCATGGGAGCAGGGCGCTGTTGCATTTGTGCCATTGGTCCCCGCTGTTGCATTTGCTGCATTTGCGGTGGTTTCGGTTGGCCCTGTTGCATGGGTTTCATCTGTGGAGCAGGGCGTTGCTGTTGTTGAGGCATCTGAGGAGTTCCCCCAATGCGACCTTGTTGAGCGGCTGTGTTCAAATCCTTTTTACCAGAATCAACAAGCTTGTCAAAAAACTCAGTACCTTTCCGACGAACTACCTCCGCTGGAATTACATATTCACCGGGAGACAACTTCGCGGGAATGTTGTCTGCTTTATCTTGTGGCATAACGCCGGGGGGTAGTTTCATGTTGTTCATCATTCGCCTCGTTTGTATTCGGCTTCCCAAACACTGGGGTCACGCGAGATTTCGCGACGGAGCCGTTCCAGTGCTGTAATTCCTCCGTTAATCATGTGTAGTCTGTCAACAGTACAAGATTCAGCCAATTCTTTTGTGTAACTACGAATGCAGTTGTTGACAATGGTCTCAATGTGTGCTACTGTGCGCCTGTCTTTTGATACTTCGTGGTAAGCTTGTGCTACGTCTTTTATCATTGTGGTGTGGCTCCTTGCGGCGGTTGCGGTCCTTGCTGTTGTGGGTTACCAGTGAATCCCGGCATTCCCGGCTGTTGTGGCATGCCTACTCCCGGTACACCACCTCCACCACCTTGTGTGTCAGTAGGGCTAGTTCCCGGCGCTTGGGGTCCTCCAGCACCTTGCTGGCCTTGGCCTGACATTTGCATGATGTAGGCTTGCAGCATGGTTTCTTCTGCGTCGTTCAACATTTTGTCAGGGTCAAGGTCCATGCTTTTGGCAATTTCTCGAAGCAAGTAAGGCCAGCGTACATGCGGAGCCATAACAGGATTAGCTGCCTGTTGCATAAACATTGCCAGACGCTGGCTGCGGATTTCATTGGTCAGCAGGGCATCCGTGCCTCGTGCAGCAACAACGACATCACCAACAGCCTCTTCGTCATATTCAAACATCATGTTGTATTCAAACAAAGCACTGGCAAGGTTTTCCAGAGTGTTGTCGTAGCTCTTAATAATTGTCTTGATGTTTGTGGATGCGGCTCCCATCAACATGCTGATACCAGAGGCAGTACGCCCGACACCTGTTACCCCTGTCTGTCCATGAGCAAAGCTGGGGAAGCCTGTGCTTTCGTCTGCAAGCTGACGCATCTTATCAAACATCAACATGTTCTCTTGCGTGGTGTTGTTCCACTTGATGGCAGTGATGGCTTGTCCAACAGCCCCTGACTGACGGCGGAATACTTTTCCCGGCTCCAGAGTCAAATCCTGCCCCGGTACAAGCGCGTCCTCATCAATTTCCACAACAATGTCGCCAGATTTGTTGGCATTGTCTACTGCCATGCGAGCAAAGCCGTTCATGAGGAGTTGAGTATCTGCCATGTTTTCAGCAAGACCAACACCGTAGAAGTTGTTAGGATTGTACTCATAGCGGAATACATGGAACGGTACTCGTTGTGGGCGATACGGGTTGAATGCGAACTTCAATACCTCACCGTTACAAATCCAAATGCTGACAGCAAACTCATCGTCATCCTCATACTCTTCTGGAATGTTAACATCTGCGAAAACATCCATATCATCCTCAAGAGTGTCTCGACCAATCAGTCCCCAATACTCGTACACAGCGTACCGTTCATTACTGGCCTCTACATCATCATCCTGAATGGAGTTATCCCACCACTCTTCGCTGTAATCTGGTCCTGCGGAGATGGCATCATCAATTGCATTCGAGCGAAATGATACGCGCTTTTTCAAAGAACGAAGGTTACTTGCCGACATTCTGCGACGAATGACACAATATTCCATGTCAAAATCACCATATGCCTCTGGATCAGCATAAAAGTCCCAAATGCGAACATGTTCAAAGGAAGGAACCATTTTCTTTTTAGGAGCATACACTGCCTTGCCGCCTTCCTCTTCTGGGGCGTCCCAGTAAGGATATTCTTTCTCGACAGCATATGGCCCCTTCATGACCCCCGTACCATACAACACAGAATCAAACAAAGCCCTCTTCAAAGATTCATGGGCTTTACCTTCTGTGAACTGATCCTGCATTTTCTTGTCCATGCGGCGGGCTGCTTCTTCAGCAGGGAAGAAGTTCAATGCGGAGGGAGTGTTACCTGTTCCCTCTTTCACTTGCCCCATGATACCCTTGAACATATCCTTAATGGCCCCCAGATTTATGGTCGCACCGGGGGCAGGGTCTTTACCATCACCGGGGAATCC